GTCCTATACCAGAGAGAGATGTAAATGGTGCTTTAGTATTAGGAGAAGAGAGTGATTATCCTATTGGTAGAGAATGTATTATGGAGACTGTTTTTGTTGAACAGAAATTAATAGACTATATTAGTTATTTAAATGTAGATCCTAGTAATCCTGTAGAGATGAGTATTGTTAATGAATTATCTTTAATTGATTTGTATAAGAATAGATGCGTTTTGATTTTATCTAATGGAGATAAAAAGGGAGAAGGGAGAGATTTTCTTATTAGTGATGTGGTAGCTTTTAATGAGAATGGTGAGAAAGCTGAGACTACTAAGTTACACCCTGTAGTAGATATGATTGATAAATTAGAGCGCCGCAGGGAACGCTGGTTAGAGAAGTTAGTGGAGACTAGAGAATCCAAGGCTAAGATGATGGCTAAGATTCAAGAGAATAATAACAACTCTAGAGTTCTGGAGGAAATATCTATGTTGAGGCAGGCTTTATACGAGGTTGACTCAAAGAAGTTATTACCGAAAGAGATTTTGATAGATGAGGAGTGATTATACTTACATTAATACTTCTAAAGAATTTCAGACTATAGAAGTTGCAATGAAAGATGGCACTACAGAGACTTTTAGAATAAGTCCTGGTTCTGTATTTTCTCAGAATATGATTATTAGAGATAAGCGTCCAGTTAGTGGCAGCGAGATTAAAGAAGTTGCAGTTACTAAAGCAGGTGGTAGTAAAGTATTAGTTGGTACAGGAGAAGTTATTGGTATTGAGAACATGTTAAAGCGTTCTGTAATTCTTGATATTGAGACTACAGGTAAATTAGGTGCAGACGCTATTACGCAGATAGGTTTATATGATGTTGGTAAGGATCAAGGTAAATTAATAATACCTGCGCCAAATTTAATAGTGAGGCCAAATAGAGGTGAGGCAGCACTTCGTACAAGAAATAAGCCTAGTTTGCGTTGGGCAGAGCTTGTTGATTTACCTGAAGATATGACTCAAGCGGAATTAAAACGCGCTGAAACTATGTTCGATATGATCAAGAGCGGTGCTAGCAGGAAGTTGATTGGCGGAGCTCCAGTATTAACTGGAGATGAAACAGACAAGCAGATATACGAAGCTATATTTGCAAACAGAAGATTATTAGAAAGTCCAATTAATATTAGTGCTATCGATCAGTATATGATTGAAACTGATAAGTTCCAAGCGAAGCAATTTGCAAGTTTAGATACATTAAAAGCTGCTGGAGTTTCTATTGATCTCGAAGACAGAGCCTTCCAAGAAGCAATACATGAAGGCAGATTAAGTCCAGATGATGTAGATAAATACATGAAGGCTAAGTCGGGAAGAAACTTGGCAGAGCTGTTTACTGGAGGGTTTGAGTTAAAGACTAACGTAAGAATCATAGATGCTATGCAACAAGACATGGCAGAGATGATTCGCGGTAATATAACTTGGATTGCGAACGCTACTTTCGAAGCAAAACAGTTTGGTGCACAAATAGATGCAAGGATGAAAGAATCCTTTGAAGCTTTAAATCTAATAAGGGAAGGTAAAGGTGAAGTAGAGTTAGATGAGAAAGCTTTTATTAAAGAATTCACCATGGGGCAGTTTGAAAAAGAGATAGAAGCTATAAATGTAAGTAGACCTGAGGGTCAAAAGTTATTAACAAAGAATCCATTTTACGGAGTCACAGCAGCAGTTTCTGTAACTTCCGGTGAGCCATTTTATGTTACTGGTGAAGAGTATAATCTATCCAGAGCTATTGCTGCTAAGACAGGCGACTATACAGAAGTATATGATGCAATAAGAAATTATACTAAGGCTGGAGATGTAAGAGATATTCTAGATTTAGTTAAAGCGCAACAGTCTGCTTTGATTAATATTGGCGCAATAGAAAATGCTAAAAGGCCTTCTAACGTAGGTATAGAAGTGCAGGCTCGCTTATTAGGTTTTACAGAAGCATTGATGGAAACTGGAAGTTTTGAAGAAGCAAGAAAAAGGCTGTTCGATAAAGAGACACACCAAGCTCTAGGTGACGTTAAGCTTTCGGAAACTGTGGTGCTTAGAGAGTCGTTGGCAATTAACGAAGCTTTGTATCAAGTGAGGCAGGGTACTCAAGCAGGTAGTGAATTAATTGCACAAGCTAGACGTGGTACTGGAAAGCTTTATAGTGGTTTAATTTATGGGCAACTTCTTAATTACGTGAATACTGCTTTCACTAATCAAGAAGGCGAAGCAATAGACACTTTGCACGATGTAATATTTAGACAAAGAGCAGGTAGACACTTATTAGATTTCGCAGAGAAGGGGTTAACTACTACTACAAGCAGAGAAGATGCTTTTAGAATAATAGAACAAGCCACAAAGCTTGATGATAACTCTGGTTTGGTAAGAAGCTTGGCTGTGCCAAATGTTAGGCTTAACAAAATATCTTCTTACCAGGGTTTAAGAGAAAGTTTAATTGCACTAGAAGATTACCCCGGAGCAGATAAAGAGAAGATACTAAAAGAGATAGATACTCAGTTTGCAAGCTTCTTTAACCCAGATGGATCTATTAGAGAAGCTAGTCGGGCAGATTTTAGAATTAGAGCTAGTGCTTATTCGGAGTCTGCAGCAAATGCCATTGAAGCAATGGAGCAACGTTTCTCTTCCAAGGAGTTTGATAACTTTATTAGTAAGGCAGATTATCAGATAGGACGTATGGATATGCGTCCAAGAAAAACTATAAGTCGTGGAGTCGGTGAAGCTTTAGGCAAGGTTAAGTTTGCTCCAATAGCTGCTGCAGGTTTAATATTCGGAGCGTTTGCAGTTGGAGAGGAAAAAGCGCCTAATAAGTCTTTGATTATCAGTAATTATGATCAATTCTTAGAAGCGCAATCACAGTTTTACAATGGGGACGCAAGTGCTTATTTAACTGCAATTAAAGAGAAATATAATATAGAAGGTATGAGCGAATCTGGCATTGCAGCAGATTTAAGAAAAATGTTTACAGACTTTGGTTCTCCCTACCAGAATCCTGCTTATAGCCAATCAGTACTAGAAGACTTTAGATTAAGAAAAGAGAGAAATAAATATATACAATCGCAGTTTAATAAAAGACACTTTAGTGCAGAAGGGGATATAGGTTTTTTCTTTAAGAAATTCATAGACTCTGCGTTTAGAAAAGAATATGGGTACGCTTACCAGGCACCTGCAAGTATATCTGGAAATTATACTCCAATAAGTAGTGACAAATATAATTCATTAAGAGGAGATAACTTAGTAGAATATACGTTTGATAATGGCTTCGATATAAATGTAGAAGACGCAGATACTATTACTATTAAAGGTAAAGGTAATATAGATAGTCCATTATCTAGTTTTATGGGTACGGGAAATACATTTAAGTTCCGTTTTGCAGGTATAGATGCGCCAGAGACAGCACACGAAGGTAGGTCTGCGCAGCCATTTGCAGAAGAAGCAAAGCGTATTGCTCAAGACATGATAATGAATGCTAAAGAGCTTAAAGTAGTAGTAGAGCCTGGAGATAGTACTTATGGTCGTCAAGTTGGTATGGTTTACGCAGATGGAAAATCTGTAAACTTAGAATTAGTTAAAAGAGGTGCCGCCGCTTATTTACCATATAAAGGTAAAGCAAAGCCTTCTATGTATAATCAAGAAGCTTTCGAAACAGCGCAAGAAAATGCACAAAAGTCTCAAAGAGGCATGTGGAGGGAGGGGTTCTTCCAGGCTTATAAAGCAGTATCTGACGCTTCTGGAGAGAGCGTTACATTTAACACTTTAGTAAATATCGGAAAGATCGCTCAGAATAGTTCGCTTATGTCCATGTCTAGCTTGATGAATCAAGCTCAAGAAATGGGCATGGTAAATACTGCAATGTTGGAAGAGCTAACTATGCTAGGTGAAGATATTAAAGAGAAAGGTAATGCAGCTTTTAAGCCTGATAATATGAGAAGTACAGGCTGGGCACAGACAGATTTAGAAGCTTATGGTAGAAATCCAAATACTATTACTACTGTACTAGAGCAATTAAAATCCGAAACTGGCGGAATGATGAGAACTAGAGGCTCAAAGAATTTTACACAAAAGCTATCTGTAAAAGCTATTTCGGAAAATAATATGATTCTTGCGGATAACACATTATCTGCAAGAGAAACTCCTATCGAAAAAGCTCCGAAGATATCTAATGCTGATAGATATAAACGCAGCAACAATATGGCTAATATGCAACAAGCAGCGCTTGCTAATATTTTCAACTCACCAATAGGACACTATAGGATGTAATTATGTCTGACGGAAATGGATTTGCGATAACTAATGCTTTGGCTGAGTCTGGAAACTTTTTAGCCGCCGCAGCGTTACTTGGTGGTGGAGCGTTTATGCATGGTAGAGAATTAGTGCAAGGTTCCTTTTATTCTCTTGGTGGTGAGCCAGTTGTAGGCGAATATAGGATGGGGCCGGTGCTTTATAAAGGGCAAAAAGATTTATCAAGAATAGTTAGGTTCGGAGAGACAGTAGCAGATTTTGGAAAAGGAGTAAAAGGCTTATCTTTTACTGGATCAATAGACAATGCATACACTCATGGTTTAGGTGGGAGTGGACTTGTGTCGGGCGGATTGCAGCATTTAAATAAACTTAGCGTAATTATACCTACAGCGTTTACTGCAATAGGAGCAATGCACTCTTTAGCAACAGAAGGTGGCGAAGGATTAAGAGACTTTTTAATTCAAGACTTTATAGCAAACTATCATGGAACTAGAGCTTCGGTAGATATATTTAATGTAAAAAATGCTGATAAAGCTAATAGATTTCTTGGTGCTACTGGAGGTGCAAACGCAGCAACAGTTGGAGACAAAATATTAAGTCCAAGAACTTTCTTAGGCTCTCCAATGCTTGGCAGAATAGCTCCAACAGCAGGAGCTTATATTGGAGCTGCTTTGGTAGGTAGTGTAGGAAAAAGTATGATGGCTGGATACTTTGAGAATAACGAAGGTATCGCAGGTTTAGCAGGTATGGTATTTGGGTCTTCGATGGGAGCAAGAATGGGAAGTTATCTTGCAGGAGGTATAGGTAGATTGGCTGTTACTGGAGCAGGTATTGGTGCAATATATGGTACTGTTAGTAGTGGTGCTGCAATATTAAAGAGTGGCTTTAGAAACGAAAGAGAGAACAGGGGTTTAAATTATGCAGGAGATATCTCTGCTTTCTTAACTCAAAACTCAAACACAATGAGACAGAGAGCTGTTCAAGCAATGCAAAAGTCACATCTTAATGCGAGAAGTGCTTTTGGACAAGAAGCAACTATGGTACATACAAATAGAGATATGTTTAGCCAATACAAGAGATAATAATATGCACCCAAAGATTAAAGCTTTAATTCAAGAAGAACTTTATACTGTAAATGAGTATGGAGTTGAGCATCAAAACCCAGATGCAAAAGCTTCTGAAGAAATATTAGATTATTTTAAAGATAAAATAAATATGGATACAACTAGAGGTTGTATCAATTGCCAAATTAGGCAACATTATAAATATGGCGAAAATACTATTAAATGTAATTTTGTTGCCAGAAAATTGCCTGATGGAGCTGCTTCTAAAATAGAAGAGCTATCTGAAAAAACAGGCATGACTCAAGAGCACGCCACTAAGTTACTAAAGGCTTCTATTGATCCTGTTACTTGGTGTGAGCTCATGTTTGGGTTTAGTGATGAAGACTCTAAGTGGTTTATTAGAAGCTACCAGAAAGAGCAAATAAGGTGCACTAGTAAGCGTATTGCTATACTTGAAGGGCGTCGTGCAGGTAAGAGCTTTGCGATGGCTTTAAAGCTTATTTATTACGCGTTTAACATGAAGCTAGATAGAGGTCGTGACTCGCAAGGTAATATTGTTTATCTTGGGCCATCTATAATGGTAGTTACTCCTTATCAGGCTCAATTAACTAACATCTTCGAAGAAATGGAAAAGCTTCTAAAAAGAAATGTAGAGCTTAGACAAGAAGTTATTTCTGGTACTGGAGACAGCTTATATATTAAGACTCCTACATTTAAGATGGAGTTTAAGAATGGCGGTTTAATTCAAGGATTCGTATCAGGTATAGGTGTAAGACAAGATGGTTCTGGTGGTGGTACTATGCGTGGTTTCTCTGCGAATGTAGTTTATCTAGACGAGATGGATATGATTCCAGAAGAAGTATTAACTAAGGTAATTAACCCCATACTTGCTACTACTCCAGATACGATATTAATTGCTACTTCTACGCCTATCGGAGAGAAGGGTAAGTTCCACGAGTGGACTCAAAAGCGTTCAGATTTCAAATCAGATCATTTGCCTACTTCTATCTTGCCTTTCTGGGAACAAATCAAAGCTGATATTATAAGAGATTCTACGCCTGAATCTTTTATGTCAGAATATATGGCTGTATTTACTGACGATGAGAAAGGTGTTTTTAAGAAGAATTGGATAAACCATGCAAGGTTAGATTACAGCTATGATGATGCCGCAGAGTTAAATGTTCTACAAAAGAAGTTAGGGCTGCGCTCTGTTAACGACTGTATCAAAGCCATAGGTATAGACTGGAATAAAAACGCAGGTACTGAGTTTTATGTTGTTGGATATTTTCCACAAGATAAGGTTTGGATTGGCTTAGATGCTGTAAACGTTCCATCTTCTGAGTTCTCTGCTAAGAGATGGATTAAAGAGTTAATGAATCTTAATTATAAGTGGCGGCCAGATTATATATATGCTGACGAAGGCTACGGGCATACTATTATAGAAGATATTAAATGGGAGTCTTATGCTCTTAGAAGTAAGCAGAACAAAACTCCTATGGAAGAAGAAGCTGTTAAGATTTATGACAGATTAAAGGCTTTTAACTTCTCATCGAATGTAATTCTAAAAGATCCTGTAACCAATGAAGATATAAAGAAAACAGGCAAGCATTTCTTAGTAGAGAACGCTACTAGAATTTTGCAGGAGAATTTATTTAAATATCCCGTAACTGACAAAACATTAACAGATCAGTTCTTTAATTATGTAATAGAGAAATATAACGCCCAAAATAATAAACCTGTATATGGTAAACAAAACGAACTTGTAGGAGACCACAGGCTTGATGCATTTATGCTAGCCTTAGGAGCTCTAGTACTAGAAGAATCAGTTTACTCAGGTAAGCATATGTTTCCTTCGGTACCTACATTTCACAAGTTAGAAGCGATTAATAAACTAGCAAAGCAAGATGAAGCCTCCGCTTTATTTGATAAGAATAAAAGAGAAGGTGTTCCTGGTTTATATCATTTACTAGAAATTAGTAGACAAAATGTAGAAAAAGATCCTGAGAAATCTAAAAGCGTGATATTGGATGGAATAAATCGTTATCATAATACTGGAAGCGGAATGACTCCAATCGGAGAGCTACAACACGCACAAAAAAGAGGTCATTTTGGAAAACGTGCCTCTAGAAGTTGGAGAAAATAAATGAGCAATCCAGCACTTGAAGTATTAAAAAGATTAGGGATGGAAGATGGGACAGATGCTGTTCAATTCATAGCTAATAGATTTGGAAAACTAAGCGATAAAAGGGTTCTTTATGGGGCTTCAAATGGACCAAGTGATGAAGTTGCAACTCATCTTTATCCGTTAGCGGATGCACTTGACAACTACGAGCTAAGCGCTGGTTATAAAACAAGGCTTAGTGATCCAGATAGTGCAGTTGAAATAAATCATGCAAAAGCTCTTGAAATTTATGATGCGTTTGAACAAATGGGTGGCAATCAGCCATTTTTTAAAAGCAATCTTTTGAG